TTGGAAAGATTAAGAAGATCCGGCAGAAGCCGGCAAAGGAAACAGCAACCGCCGATCCCAAACTAGAACGCGCAATGCTGCCGAAACCGGAAAGAAGGATAAAGCGTGGCCCTAACTAATGCCTACTGCACACTTGCCGAATTAAAGGCATCGCTTGCGATCACAGATAGCGTAGACGACACGCCCCTAGAAGCAGCGATCACAGCAACAAGCCGCATGATCGACGACTACACCGGGCGCTTCTTTTACCGAAATGGAACGACGCAATCACCAGTAGCTCGTTATTACACACCGCTCGATCCGTGGACGATGAACATGGATGACAATTATTCAATTACAGAAGTCGCAACCGACGACAACTTCAACCAGACATGGGATACGGTCTGGTCAACCAGCGACTATATGCTCGAGCCAGTAAATAACCCACAGCGCGGATGGCCAGTAAACCGGATGCTTGCAATAGGAAGATATGTCTTCCCTTATTATTTGCCACAATCGGTACGCATCACAGGAATCTGGGGATGGGCAGCGACGCCAGCCGAAGTCAACATGGCAACCTTGATCCAGGCAGCTCGGCTATTTACCAGACGCCAGTCGCCATTTGGGATCGCAGGAAGCCCGGACTTAGGCACCGTCCGATTGAGCGCCAAGCTCGACGCAGATGTTGAAACCCTTCTGCGGCCATTTAAGAAGAACAATGGATTGGCCAAGTAAATGAACCCAAGCCAAGTCCGCGATGGCCTTAAAACCAGATTACAGACCATAACAGGCCTACGCGTATACGACCTGATCCCAGAGCCAGTAACACCGCCATGCGCGGTCGTAGGACAACTAGATCTCACATTCGATATCGATAACGCCAGAGGACTCGATCAGGCAAATGTCGATGTATATGTGATCGTTCAACGCTTCTCCGAAAGAGCAGGCCAGGACAAGCTCGATGCATACCTAGCAGGTTCCGGCTCCAGCTCAATCAAAACAGCGATCGAAGGAGATAGAACGCTTGGCGGAACAGTAAATACCTTACGAGTCACAGCAGCCGAATCAGGCCAATATGAATCACAAGGAAACCTGTTTCTTTCTTACCGATACCGCTTAACAATTTGGGGATAAGGAGAACCAATGTCATACACGATCATCTCAAGCAAAACCGTCTGCGGAAAAACCAAAGGCGACACGCTAACAAATGAAGAATTGCAAGATGCAGGAGTCAGCGCAGAAACTCTGATCGCTGGAAACCACATCAAAGCAACAGCAACAAACACAGAAACAAAAGTAGTACAATCCATCAAACAAGAAACCAAAGAAGGAGCGACCGCATAATGCCACGCTTAGTCCTAACTAACGCATTCATATCCGTCGGTGGAGTGGATCTGAGCGATTTGGTCGCTTCAGTAACACTTAACTCGACATTCGACGTCGTCGAAACAACAGCATTCTCTTCCACAGCAGCTAAGACTCGCGTGGCAGGATTGGCAGACAACTCAATCTCACTAGAATTTCATCAAGACTACGCAACAAGCGAAGTTGAACAAACAATCTATCCGTTACTCGGAACAGCTGCGGCAGTTATTGTAAAGCCAAACGGTTCAACAACAAGCGCATTCAATCCGTCATATACATGCAGCGCGGTTATTTCAGAATGGACTCCGCTAAACGGAACCGTTGGTGAACTAGCAACAGCAAGCGTGACATGGCCAGTAACCGGAGCAATCACTAAGGCGGTCGTGTAATGGCAAGAATCGTTCTAACAAATGCATATGTTGTATTCGGCACAACTGATCTGAGCGACCATATCGCGTCAGTCACATTGAACTCAACATTCGACATCGTCGAGACAACCGCGTTCGGAAACACAGCAAAGACACGTGTGGCTGGATTGGCAGACAACTCTGTAAGTTTCGAGTTCCACCAGGACTACGCAACAAGCAGCGTCGAACAAACAATCTACCCATTACTCGGAACAGCCGTAACAGTTTCAGTAAAGCCAGTCAATACAACAACAAGCACAGTGAATCCGAATTACGCATTCTCGGCGCTAATTTCAGAATGGACTCCGCTAAATGGAACCGTTGGTGAATTAGCCACTGCATCGGTTACATGGCCGATCAGCGGAGCAATTACAAAAACAACATCAGCATAAACAACTAAGGGGGAAAACAAATGGATGGATTATTCATCAAAGTAAAAACAAACGATGGCACCGATGCAACGTTCCCGTTGCGTCCGCGTATCATCGTGGAGTTTGAACAAAAGTACGGAAAAGGACTCGCAAAACTTATCGGCGAAGAGCAGAAACTAGAGCACATCTATTATTTAGGATGGCTCGCACTTCGAGCAAACGGCAAGGTTGTGAAACCCTTCGGACCTGATTTCTTGGATACATTAGAAGCGGTATCCCTGGACACAGACCCAAATTCCGAATCCACAGAGACAGCCTGACATATTCAATAGCAGCAGTTTCTGTGGAGACAGGGATCGACCCGATCAGTTTATTAGATGCACCAGAAGGCATATTAGAAGCGATCGTGATCTACCTGAAAGAGCGAGCAAAGGCGGTCAATAAAAATGGCGGATGAAACAGTAGTGATATCCGGCATCAAAGAAACCATCGAGTCGCTTAAAAAATTCGACAAGGACGCAGCTCGTCGGCTGAACAAAGTGATCAACGACGAGCTCGCTCTTGCCGAAAGCGCAGCCAGGGCCAAAGTTACAGACGCCCCACCAATGAGTGGCTGGCGCACCGTTGCAGCTGCAAAGGGCCGCACACGCGGTGGGCAAGGATGGCCAGCCTGGGAACCAACAGCGATCCGCCAGGGCATCAAGAAAACCAGAGTTGAAGGCAAAGTCCGATCCGATTACACGACCAGCGCCGGAGCGCTTGTTCAAAGAACAGCAGCCGGTGCCATTTGGGAAGTAGCAGGACGACGCAGCGGCGGATCAGGAACAGGCCGAAACATGATCGGCGTGCTTAACGAAAGATTCAAAGGCGCATCACGCGGCATCTGGGCCGTTGTAGATAAAGACGCAGATAAAATCCGCACCAACGTTCGCAAAGCGATAGAAGATGCACAGAGATTATTAAAGCAAAATTTGAACAAGGAGAAGGGATAACCACGTGGCAGTAGGAGCAGTAGTCGCCCGGATTATTACCCAATACTCCGACAAGGGAAGCAAAGCAGCAGCCAGGGATATAAATAAACTTGGCAAATCTTTCGACAAATTTGCAGGCAAAGTAGGCAAAGCATTTGTGATCGCAGGCGCAGCTGCGGCAGCCTTCGCAGTTAAGATCGGCGTAGATTCAGTAAGAGCTGCAATCGCAGACGAAAAATCACAGACCCTTCTAGCCAACTCCTTGCGCAATACGACAGGCGCAACCGACGCAGCGATCGCAGCGACAGAAACCTACATCGATCAGATTCAGAGAACCTTCGGAGTCGTTGACGATGAGCTTCGTCCGGCGTTAGGAAAACTCGCCTCAATAACGGGCTCAATTACGGACGCACAGAAACTTCTAGGCCTTGCCCTTGATATTTCAGCAGGCGGAAGCGTTGATTTAGGAACCGCAACAAATGCAGTCACAAAGGCGCTAAATGGAAACTACAAAGCGCTGCGCAATATGGGCGTTCCAATTACAGACGCAATGGTCAAATCAAAAGACCTCAACGCCGTCCTGGAAATAACAGCAAAGACTTTTGCAGGAGCAGCAGCAGCAAGAGCAAACACATTCGAATTCAGAATGACTCGGCTCAACATTGCCCTGGACGAAGCAAAAGAAACATTAGGCACAGCGCTTCTGCCTACCCTGGAAGATTTATTTACCACGCTGACGACTAAAGTCATTCCAGCGGTTCAAAAGTTCTTGGAAGAAAATGGCGACAAACTTGTCGCAGCATTCCAGGCAGCAATTAAAGCCGTTGTTGGTTTTGGATTTGTTATCTTCAAAGTCTTTCAATTCGTAGCAAAGAATAAAAATGTCTTTATAACACTCGGTGCAATCTTCGCCGCTACATTTGTAGCAGGCAAAGTGATTGCATTCGTCACAGCGATCGGCAAACTGGTGGCCGCATACAAGGCGATCAGAGCAGCAGCCATCGGCGCAGCGGCAGCACAGGCAGCGGCAACAGGCGGTCTTTCAGTAGCCGCAGCCGCAGCCGGAGTCGCGGCCTTTGCTGCAACGCTTGGTGGACTTTATGTGGCCGTCAAAAGTGCAAACAGCGCGATGGATGGCCTGGAGAGCACCGGCGAAGATTTAGAGTTCTCATTCGACGGTTTAAATGACAAGACCGACGACTTCCTAACAAACCTCAAAGGCCTCAATGTTGATCTTGGAAAGACAACAAAAACAACAAAGGCGCAAACAGCAGCAGACATAGCAGCTGCAAAGGCAAAGACAGTTCTTGCAGCTTTGGCAAAATTAGGCGTAAAGCCAACAACAGAGAAGGATCCCATCCAGCTCGAAGCAGCACGCCTCAACCTTCTCAAGCAAAGCAACCTAGAAGAGCAACGCAAACTCGCAGCGATCATGGAAAATATGAAAGCGCAGTTGTTGGCAAACGAAGCAATTCAAAGATATGTAGATCTGCTTGGCGTGGTTGCAGATCAAACAATTTCACCAGAAGAAGTAATTCTTCTATCCCTTAAATGGGGCATAAGCCAGGAAGCCGTTGTCGCTTATACGACTGCCGTCTTTGCAGTAAACGATGCGAAACTTTCGACAGAAGAGATCGATCTGCTTGCAAAGCAATGGGGCGTAACAAAGCAACAAGCAGAAATGTACCTGGACTTCTTCAAAGCAATCAACGACGGAAAACTAGATCAATCCGAAGTGAACGCTTTGATGGAAAAATGGAAACTGACCAGCAAGGAAGTAACAGATTACGCCAAGAAGATTTCAGACGGCGTAACCCCATCAGATCTATGGCCAACACCGGGCAACCAGGCAGCAAAGTCTTGGCGCGACGCGCTCGCAGCTCTTAACGCCTACCTTGCAGCGGTCGGAGTCAAACTTTCACCGACAGCGCCAGTAGCACCGGTAGCGCCAGTAACGCCGACGGTTCCAGGTGGTGGCGGCCCAGTTATGGGCAAAGCAGCAATCGAAGCATTGACGCCAGCGCAGGCAGAAAAAATCCTATCAACTATGCCATCTAGCGTTGCAACGACGCTAACCCCGGCACAAATTTCTGGAATGCGTTATGCAGCTCAGGCAGCAGCTCAGGCAACAGCGCAACAGAAGATGCTCGATTCAATTGCACTCAGCGATCCAATGGCACAGGCATCCCTGCAATCAGGACTAGCAGGCGGCGCATCATTGAGCGCAGCGCTTTCAGGATCACGTTATGCAGCTCAGGCAGCAGCCCAATACGGATCAGGAACGACCGTCAATGTGACAGTTCAAGGAAGCGTCACATCCGAAAACGATCTTGTTACATCCATTCGGAACGGATTGCTTCAAGGACAAAATAACGGCCAGGCAGTTGTGAAATCTGCGACGACAATCTGATGACAATGCCAACGCTCGGAGTTTCTGTAGATTTTGCCAACGGCCCGGCATTTGGCAACCCTCTGATTTTGGGAGATGCATCAACGCCGCTCGGCGTGGGCATTTTGGCAGATACAGCCTCAGATGTTGTCGATGTTTCAGACATCACGCTTCGAGCTTCAATTCGCAGAGGACGCAATCGAATCTTGAACAAATTCGAAGCAGGAAGCGCAACGATCGTTCTTGAAGATCAGAACGGCGACTGGGTACCTTCAAATCCAGCATCTCCCTATTACGGCAAACTTGTACCACTTCGCAAAATTAGAATATGGGCAGATTACAATTCAGTCCGCTACTACCTTTATTCCGGCTACATTACGAGCTACGACACAAACTTCAGCGTTGGATTAAACGACCTTTCTACCGTCACCCTGCAATGCGTGGACGCCTTCCGCTTATTTTCTAACGTGGCAATTTCAACCGTTGCAGGCACTTCAGAAGGGCAGACAACAGGGGCGCGGATGGAAAACCTGCTCGATGTTGCATCATTTCCAACTTCGATGCGCGTGATCGACACAGGAGACAGCACCGTCCAGGCCGATCCAGGAACCGAGCGCGACCTATTGAACGCACTTCAAACAATAGAAAATAGTGAGTTCGGTGGCTTTTACATCGATCCAGAAGGCAATGCCACATTTCTCTCACGCGATACCGTGGCACAAAAGGCAGATCAGACAGCAACAGATTTCTCAGACGGCGGAACCGGAATCTCCTACCAGGCGATCGATTTCGCCTACGACGACACCCTGATCTTTAACGACGTGACCGTTAACCGGGTCGGCGGCACAGCTCAAACGGTTCAGGACACCAGCAGCATCGAAACCTACTTCATCCATTCCGGAAAGCGCGAAGGCCTGCTGATCCAAACAGATGCCGAGTCTTTAGATCAGGCAACGATGATTCTGCAATCGCGCAAAGATGCAATCTTCCGAATCGATTCCATCGGACTGAACCTGACAGACGACGCCGAAACCGCCAGAATCGTGGCAGGCCTAAGTCTAGACATTTTCGATTTGGTGAACATTACAAAGACCACTCCAGGCAGCACTTCTGTTACGCTTGAGTTATTCGTACAAGGAGTGCAACAGGACATAACGACCAACACATGGACAACCAGATTGTTCACAGCAGAACCTATAATTCAAGCATTCATCTTAGACTCGACAACTCAAGGAACATTGGATGGCGCAAATTCTGTGCTTTCCTACTGATTAAGGAGCAACAATGGCAAAGCAGACATTTACTACCGGTCAA